TTCCAGTACATCAGCGGCTCGTTCTCTATGTACTCCATGAACTCCGCCACCATTGTCTTCGTTATTAGATTCACATCTATCTCCCCCCTCTTCAGGTAACGAGCAAAGGCATTAACCGCCTGCACATATGTCGCCCTTGTATTCTTCTTCATCGGAGCAAGGTACTCCGCCGCGAACTGGAAGAAATCGAGCCGGAACTCCTCCTTCGCCAGCTTCCCCTTTATGTAGTTCATTATGAAATCCACATCCCTATACTCAAGGTCGAAGTACGGGATATCCATACATGCCGTCTGCATCTTGATTATCAGTTCCTGCGCCGCATGCAGTTTGTCTCCCGGTTTCAAGTGCAGAGACCTTGTAAGGTCCTTCGCCTCTGCGATGATATGGGTGGGCATCTTGCGTTCCTTCCCCTTGTAGTATATTACGATCTTCACGGGATACGTCCCGTCCTTCCTCCTGTGATTGGCATACACTGCCGGCCTCATCTTTATCTGTCCCATATCTTGTGAATTTATTGAGCGAATGTAGAGCGAAAACCGTCGACAAATATCCGAATATGTGGCGATTTTTACAAAACCCGAAAAGGAATATTACGAGAATCATGCCACTGGAGTCCTATACTGCGTATTTTGCTGAATAATAGGTTAGAATTGCGAGACGCGCCTGCTGCGAAGTATGCGCGTCTTTCTCTTGTCTCTGAATATCAGTAATTTACGCTCTTTAGCTCAAGTAAAAATGCGAGTAAATACGAGTAAAGCTGAGCGAATATAGAGCGAAAATTGCAAAAAAAGAGAGGCAGAGCCTTCTGCCCCACCCCTCACAACACGGTGCATTCGGTTATGAATACTCCGCAAAGGTAGATATTTTTCAGAATAAAACAAATACCTGGGATTGTCGCCTTCCCTGACCTTATTCAACGAAGTACTCGCGGACATTGTTGCGGTGGTCTCGATCCTGCATCCATGCGAGGGCGAGAAGATAGCACATGAGCGCGTAATCGTCTCCTTGCAGCTTCGTCATCAAAGCTCCGCCATAGTCTGAGTGCATCATATTCATTAACACGTACAATGCCCAACAGTTATAGCCCCTTTTCATTGACTTCTCCCCACCGAGTCTTTCCACTGTATCAAACAGCACCGGCGGCATCCACTTTGGTCCACGCGATCCATCAAAAGAGACGAAGTTATCAACCACTCTCCGCGCCTCCTTCTCTGTAAGGAACTGGACATACTCCTCGATGCCTTCATGTATGTCGTACAATTCCTCGAATCGTTCTTCATCATCCACCATCCCGACAAGGGATGCGATGATAGGCGCAAGTCGGTGGTCCTCGCCTATCTCCTCATAGACCATTCCCATAAATTTCCTTTTCTTCTCCTGTTCCATTTCTATTCCTCCAGTTTTGCAGTAAGAATCTCCCTGAGTCCCTCGAAGGCATCCCGCCCAAGCTCTAATCCAAACAAATTTATTGAGCCCTTCTTCTCTGCCTGCTCCAGAAAGGAGTTGACGAACTTCATTGCGAGGTCTGGTATCTGTTCATCCGGCATCCCTGCGAGCATCCTATTTACCGCCGGGCTTACAATAGTCTGTATCATCGGCTCTGCGAGGAAGCCTAACTCTTTCCATATATTGTATCGTGTCGGGTCTACATTGAGCATCCCCATGAAATGTCCGAGAGTGCTGTTTGCAGGGATTGAAAACTGAGGCAGAACAGATGCCGCCACATTGAACGCCCACTCACTCAGGGCGATGCTTACCTTGTCAAGATTTGTCATTGTCTGTCAAATTAAAGGGGAGGAGGACTATGCCTCCCCCTTGTTAGACTTGCGGTTGCGCTTACTGCGCTGCCGGAGTTGAGTAGATGTTTCCACAGCCACATCCGCATCCGAGAGGATTGTAGACCTGCGCTGCTGCGCTGGTTGTGCCTGCTCCGTAGTCGGTGATGAGCTTGGGTGCAAAGGTCGAATTGACATAGTTCACGATCTTGCAGTCTGCACATGCCCTGCGCTCTGCCTCAAGCTGAACCTTGTAGTCGATGTCCTTCTGCACATCACGGAATGAGTCGTTGAATGCCTGATTCTGGACAGCCTGCCTTGCAGCGAAGTCCTGAAGGTTGCTGATCATTCCACGCAGTTCCTTGTAGGTGTCGGTGATCTTGCTGTCGGTGTAGATGTTGCTCTCAAGGAGGGCAATCTTGCTGTCCTTCTGTGCAAGTTCGTTCTGCATTGCCATCTCATACCTTGTTACAGGCATGTCTGCCGGAGAACATCCGCAGTTGCCGTTCCATCCGTTGCAATTTCCTCTGTTGCCCCATCCATTCATGATGGACTTGAGGTCAAACCCCAAGAACGATGCGAGGCCGGCTGATCCGGCAACGGTGTTGTAGGTTACTTGTCCCTGGTTAGGGATTTTTACATCGTAGCCTTCTGATGTCTTTACATGTGCCATAATACTGTGTATTTAGTGGGAGCGACATTGCTCCATGCCACAGTCTTACAACATCAACACCTTATCCCCTCGCTTGCGTTCCCATTGCGTTCCTAACGCGTTCCAGCCTTCTGCTGAACATTTCCCACGTACATCCCTTCCTCTCGCGTATAGCCGTGAGTATCTTGTTGACATTCCTATGTGTCATCCCGGTAATGTCCGCAATCGTAGTTGAATAGTAACCCATATCCGCAAGTATCTGCACGGCTATCCACCTCGCATCGTAATACTCCTGTCCTCTCCTTTGGCTAAAGATGTAATTCTCTGGGATTCCTGTTGCTCTTGATACTGCTGCAAGAACAGCACTCAGATCGTCATTGGTATTCATAACTCTATGTGTTTTCCCTCCCGCTTTTTCACACATTATGCCAGATGCCCCACCTTCCGCAAGAAAGACAGGGCATCCGTATATCCAACTTCTTAGGTATATTCAGAATGTGAGCAAATTATATGACACTCCTACGCCTATGTATGGCCGTAACTCAGGCGAGGGCTGAACGGTCATGCCGTAGCCCACTTGTAAGCCCACTCCCCAACGCGCGTTGCGCTTGACCTTGACCACCTTCGTTACGTTCTTCGTCACTACTCTTTCCTGGACGAATATGTCTATCCTGTCAAGGCTTGGTTCATACCCGGACACCTCCGCCCGGTATCGTCCATCTTCGTAGACCTTAACCTCGCGCGGAAGGAATACGGTATCCCTCGCCACTATCGTGTCGCGCACTATATACGGAATAGTATCTCGCACCGTAACACGCGTATAGACGGGCCTCTCGCACGTTATAGTGTCGCGAACGAACAATGTGTCCACCCTTACCGATTCGCTCTTAATTTCCGGTATTCTGTGCGTTATGCGGCCCACAAGGAAAGAAAGCCCCCCGACAACGCAGAGTGCCACCCCGTAAAGAATATATCTAAGCTGTGAACTCATAGACCTTCTGTGTTATTCCGAACTGGGGAAGTACATCGAAATGCAACCACGACACTCCGGCTTCCATCCTGATCTGACAAGGCAGCAGGTGTGCCATGTTCCTGATGCGTGCCCTTGCCTCTTGTGCGGTTAAGCCCTTGACCGTGAAGTCTCCGGCCTTGCCAAGCACGTGGCTCGATAGATACACCGATGCTTTGTCCTTCACAAGTTCACACCTATTACAGCGCAGTCCCCTCTGATTCGCTCCAGAATGATTGCAGATCATCGGCAACTGAAGAATGTCTCTACGAATAATGAGCAGCGCGTGCAGATAATCCGTATCAAGGAACTGCCACGATCTCTCGCCCCACTTGGAATGAGTGTGCTCGCATACAAGCTCCGACACCTGAAAATAGTCGTGTAACTGTCTTATGATTTCTTCTCTTGTCATGCTTTCTTTCTTGTCTTTCCGTCCTCTTTAATTGCCTTGATAATCTTTTCTGCTGTCTCGTTATCTCCGCATTCGATAATATCTGCTATCATATCGAGTACCCTGCCCGCAGACGATTTGCGCTTGTTGAAATTCTCTATCACACTCTTTCCCTCTATCAGAAGAATACCCAGAGTGCACACTATCGCGCAGTAGGGAATGGCATACCACGGAAAGGCGAGACCAAGCACGTCTATCAACAGACCGAAGATAACTACGCGCAGATAGTCCAGTATCTTCGTAACCGTCCGGCGAAGTATCCTGCTCTTGATGGTCTCCTTATTCTTACGAGCCGCATCCACTCCAGTCCACAGGTCTATCAGACAAGCCGCTATCACAAGAATGCAGCAGATGAAGATAATTGTAATACCGTGACCGATATCTTGGGTTAAGTTAAGGTGTAGATTCATCGCTTATTCCTCCCTCGCTTCCTGAAATTCCCCGTAGGCTTGCCATGCGAAGATGAGCACCGAGATACCCGTTCCGAATGCGCCGCACACCGCAAGGAATACATTACTGCCTGAGCATGCCTGAGCTACGCAGCAAGCAAATCCTAATACAAGCATTGCGACCATCAAAAGCCACCATGCAAATGGGAGCCACCTCCCAACCACGTCTCTGATTCTTTCCATTTCTATCTTGTTTTATCGCTCCCCACCGAAGCAGGGAGCTTCCGTTATTCCGCTACCTCCACATACAATCCCACA